GCGGCAACATAGTCGGTTTCCCTAAGCTTTGCCTCCCTCTCTCTGACGAGGGCGAACAGGACGTTCTTTCTGTCCTCGATTTCTTCTCTTCTCATGTTTCGTTCTATTTAATTTGATATAACTCAGAGGTTCTTGGCGGGAGCGGGGACGCTCCTCGCCCAAAAGATTAAGACTAAGCCACGCTTTCTGCGGTGAGTTTCAAAATCACAAGGGGAATAGATATGATCAAGTAGTACAAGCTGTCGCCGTACGCAAAACCGTGGCTAGTCACAATCCAATCGCTGTCCTCGCCGTAACGGGAACAAGACCAAATGCTGCTCGCATTGCTGAGCGCAGGTGCTCCTATCGCCTTGAGTGCTGCATTAACTTTATCTGCATTCCTATCATTTGTCGTTGAATAACGCAACTGACCGATAATGCTGCATATACGAGACATACTCCCGATTACCCATTCCCCGCGCTTGAGAAGCTCGTGGTCATAATGGACTTCTGCTACCACTCTCGCTGCTGGACTGCTATATCTCTCTACGCCGTCTTGTCCGACGTACTTGAGGCTTGCGAGGTAGTAAGTATTCTCTTTCTCCGAGCCGTAGGTGTCATCATCGAAGATTCCGTATTCCGACGGAAGAACCGGGAGAAAGCTCTTCATAAACTTGAGCCATCCTTCTTCGCCTTCTCCGTAAACGCTTCTCAGATAAGCGCAGTGGTCGGTCTGATACTTTGACTTGCCGAGATAACCAGGCAAGCAAATCGGATACGATAGTTTAACCGTCTTGACGTCTTCTGCTGGATTGTAAGAAGTCGCAGACTTGTCCTCTCTAAAGTCCGCCAATGCTCTTGGCATATTAGTTATAGTTCCTCCGCCGTTTCTTTGTCCATTCATTCTGAACATTCTTGTAGTTTTGTTCCACTTAGGAGCATTATTGTCAGAAACAGAAAATCCCGACTTGGCGGTGTCATACGAAGACTGCTGCCAGTTCGTATATTTGAAATCCAGAAAGACGTCGCCGCTTTCATCTGCTATCGCGACCCAGTCTTGGGCGATGAATGGTTCGTTTGCCTTGAAATAAGCATTGAGTTGCGATACTAAAGCAACGATATTGTCGGCTTTGTATGTAATTGTATAGTCTTGATTAGCCGCCCAATTATTGGAAGCGCTCCTTATGCTCAATACTCCGGTATGCTCCGTTCCGTCGAGCGTATATCCAAACAGCTTGAAGCGATACCTAACCAGCATAGGCGTACCTGAAAACTCTCGATTCGCGATTGCAACTTCGCCTCTGAAATCGGGATGATCTACACCGATGACTACAGGTCCAACGATTTCATAATTGCTCATAAAACTCTTGGAACTGAAAGTCTGAGGGGCAATGAACCTCAGCACGTGCAGCCCGTCGAGAACGGCAATGCTTCCAGTAGTGGCAGAATTTAATCCTACGACGACATTACGTCCGTCAAACCTGCATTCATTGTTCTCTCCGATTAGGGAGACTTGACTTTCAGTGTCCTGTATGGCGGCAAGATAATCCGCCTCTGTATCAAAATATCTTATCATAATTCAATCATTTTTTAAGCCTGCTTCCAATCGCTTACTCTTTCGTTTCCGGTCGCATAATAAAGACCGCCTGAAGGCGAGTCGAGGTTGACATATTGCTGTCCCACAAAAGCAGGGATACCATCCCAAGGGAGCCCCGCAGGGAGGTTCTCCGGCACGTTTGCCTCTGCTGGAACACCGTGTGCGACCATTACCAGAGGATAACGTGCCCTTGTGATTTCATTTACGTCGATGATACCTGCTGTTGCGTCGCCGAGATACGGCTTGCCGCCCTCAAGTGCAGAGATACGCGCAGCGAGACTTACAAGAGCCTCAGCCAGCACCCTGTTGTCGGTCACCTTGCCGGACTTGAGGGCCTCGACTGCATTCTTCACCTCCGCCACGCCGGAAGCGTCAGCGAAGAAAATCCACCCTTCACCTATCGTTACCTTTCCTGAAGCGTCGAGCGTCGCCGGAGGCGTGGTGGTCGATTCGTCCACGCACTGGAAGGCGGAGCCGTAGCGCGTCACAATGTTGTCCTTGTAATAAGTCGCCCCGTCGGTGTAGTCATGTCTTGACAACGGAACTCGGCCAATCGTTTTGTTTTCCTTTGCTTTGTCTTTAATTACGCTGATAATGCCGGTCTCCGCATCCACGACAATCTCCATCGAGGCGGCTTTCTCCGCCGCAGTCGCCGCAGTGTCCGCCCTTGTCGCGGCCTTTGTCGCGTTGTCCGTCGCGGTCTCGGATTCGGTCTTCAGCCTTCCGAACTCAGTCGCACGCTCCTTCTCCGCAGTCACACGCTCACTCTCTGCAGACGCCCTCTTGGTCTCCGCATCCTTGCGTGCTATCTCTGACGATTCGCGTGTCTTCTCCGCCTCGGCGCGTGAGGATTCCGCATTTACCCTTGCTCTCTCGGCCTCCTGCCGCCTCGTCTCGTTGCCTTGCCTTTCAAGCTCCTTTTGCGCTCTCGCCTCTTCATCCGTCAGTCTTTTACTCTCTGCTGAGGCTCTTGCTTCCTCGTTCTGCTCTCTCGTTGTCTCGCTAGCCTGCCTCTCATTCTCCGCATTCTTGCGTGCTATCTCTGACGAAAGCCTTTCATCCTCTGCTTTGCTTCTTTCAAGTTCTGCCTTCTGCGCATTTTCGTTTGTATTGTCGGTGTCCTCCTTTGCCTTGTTCGCATTATCCGCAGCCTGCTGAGCAAGTCCCGCCTTCTCGTCAGCGTTTGAGGCGGCTTGGTTGGCTGTGCTGGCGGCTTGATTGGCTGCTGCTGTTGCGGCCTCGATTTTGGAAATCGCTTCTGATAGTGAATAGAAGCGCATTGTGCCGTCGATGTCAAGGACCACTTCTCCCACCTCAGCGTCAGCCTCTTCCGTCGTGCGCACTATCTCAAACGCGGGCACGTCCAACGACGATGCGAATGAAGTCCCGTCCGCGAACTCGATGATGATGCGAAAGGCACCGATATAATTCTGGTCTTTCGCCGCGTAGGTGCAGCGCAGGCTCTGACCCTCAGACCTGAAGGCCATTTCCGCAACCGGCTGCCCCTGGACGTCGGAGAAGGCGAACACGTGCCTTATGTCCGTGTCGCTCCAGGTCACCGGATTTCCGGAAATATTGACGGATAGCATCGTGATGATGTCCGTGCCGATTCTGATTTTCCTAAGATTTCCCATATTTCTATATTTTAATTCTCTTGAGATTGAGCATCCCACAAGTCCTCATAAAATTGATACTGCCTCAGCCTTGCGCCTGTCATGATTCCTGAGACGAAGTCGTAAACGCCGCCCTGCAGAAGGAAAAATGTCCCCTTGTAGATGATTGCGCGGTTGAAGTCCCAGGACTTCCTGCTTTCAGGCATGCAGTCACCCTCCAGCAGCTGCATAGGGAGGTGATGATACATTAAGATCTGACGATGACGGAGGAGCGGCAAAGGCTCGCCGGCAGAGCCGTCATCCCAGGACATATTGTAGCCTACAGGGACCACAAGCCTGTCTTCATTCTCGTAATAGATAGCATTCGGATAGTTCTGAGGAGTATGCCATTCTACATTTCGGCTCAGAGCGCCGACGGAGCTCTCGATGTTGTCCGTGACATTGTAGCTCTCATCGTTGATTGTTGTAACGACGTCAGAGTCAAGTTTTGAATTCGGGTTCGCGGTTTCAAGCTTCACATTCTTGAGACCTAGATAGACACCGATGTAGTTGCTATATTTCGTTTCCGGCTGCTTGACAAAAATGATGTCGTCAAATAACAATGACAATTCGCCGCCTTTCGGGATAGAGGACAAATTGTCGGGAAGCGAAAAGTCCACTTCTATGCTATCAGTCACAGCAACACTATTATATATTGTTTGTCCGCTAGGCAATGTACTGTATTTAAGAATTGCGATACTGCTTCCCCATTTTGAGCCATCCCAATAGTACGATGTGCTGCCGACCTGGTACTTTAGAGCATAGTCGATTGACTTCAGAAAAGCTGGTAAAGGCCTGCAATCTATCGTCATTGTGCCTTTGATAATGTGAAGCGCCCACCGGCAAATGTCAAGCGTAAGTTTGCCGGCAGGGATGTTGACAATTCCTATCTTATAAATCTGCGTGATTTTAGTGTCACTATTTGCGCACAGGAAGGCGGCATTTGTATTTGTTATGCCTAAGATTGACTCCGCGTCTGAACCAATTTTATATTCAGATGCGTCGTGAAATCCGGATGATATTTGCCAGCCTTCGCCGGAATTTTCGACGACGGTATATTTCGGCATAGAGCCTTTTTCCTGTAGCAGATCAGCACCGGCGCTCGTATTGTCGAACCACCTCATCGAATGCAAAGTGTAATTATACGTGTCTATTGTGCTATCGAAATCAAGCCCTTTTGTCACATCGAAAGCTATCTCTGAGTTGTAATCGAACTTGATAGTGTCTATGATCTTCTTGTATGCAGGCGCCAACGTTCTTGTGCCTCCGCCGACAAACTTGACCGGCTGATATGCAAGCGCCGCCACCCCCTGATTGTCAAGAAGCGGAAGGTAGCGCAGATATGTAAGCACAAACTTGCCGTCGCCTACGAAGCGAAGGCAGAGCCCCAGGGATGTCAGAATATCCTCAAGAGCGTCGTACCAGGACTTGCCTTCGAAGGCGCTCACGTTTACGCGGAATGACGACAACGGAGCTTCGTCATAGACGATTGCCTTGTAATCAGAATTGCTCATTGTTGTCAGCTTCGAGTCCAGCGTCATTGGAAAGTCTATCTTTGCCATTGCCGCGTTGACTATTTCCGTGAGAGTTGCCGTGCCCGACTGGCTTGCCGGCATGTCGAAATCGAAGTCCTGAAGGTGCCCGATATTGTCGCGCGCTGTGATTGTTATTTCTCCTCGATATTCGAGCGACTCCTTCCAGTTGTCCGGTGTGACATATCCGCTCCAGAATTCCTTTCCGTTGCGTGAAATTACCACCTTGTACATCGTGCTGTCAGGGGTGTAGAATTCCTGCCAATTCCCGAACTTATAGAAGAACGACTCTTTCATGTCTGAAGCATCAACCATCGAGAAGGTCGCTATCGTTTTCTGGATAGGAGAGACAGGATCATCGTCCCCGTCAATTTCAAGCGTCAGCCCTTTCCAGACCCCTATCTCTTGAGGCGTAGCACTCAGATAGCCTTTCTGATAAATTTCAAGCTTGAAGCTTTCGCCGCCTGCTTCCTGCATGTTGCGAAAATTCTTGTAATATTTGAGTCCGTAAAGAGCCATTTTTATCTCCCGTAATATTTCTTTGCGTTGTCTCCGGAAATGAGAATGTCCTTTCCGGAGATTTTGCCTTTCACGTAAATCGTCATCTCCGTCGATATTGTCGTGTCGGAGTTGGCGTTTGAGGTTGCGCTGCTTCCGCTAGACATCGCGCTTGAACCTCCTGATGAGCCCAGGGCCTTGATTCCGGATGAAAGGGCTGCACCTAGAGCTACCAGAGCCGCGCCGGCGGCTACCGCGACATAAGGGTTCAGCGTCTCCATCGATTCTTTGAATGCCTTGATTCCGAGACCTTCAATGATGAGCATCTCTCCGAGCTGCTTTGACATGTTCGCAAACGGCTGCAGGAGCGCTCCGAGGACCGCAGAGGCGTCAGCCCCTTCGAGGTTGAACAACATGTCAGTGAATGCTTGCGTGCTGTCTGACAGCCCCGCTGCGATTGCTTCCGAGAATGAATTGTTCAGTTCCGCTGCCTTCTCCTGACTTGCACGCAGATTGTCAAGAGCCGTCTGTGCAGCCTCGTCCGCGAGGTCCAGGGCGCTCTGCTCGTTTGTCGCGTAATCGTATGCGGCTTTTGCCGCCTTCGCGTAAGCGTCCTGCGACATGTCCGCAAAAATCTGCTGCTTATGATTCAGATGATCGAGAAGTTCCGCGTGAGACTTCTCGAACTCCTCGAGTGGGTCTGACATGCTTTGAAACGCCTCATCAGCGGCTATCACCTCCGCCTCTTCAGTGACCTGCGCACGGAATTCAGACATGGCTTCTCCGGAGGTCCCCAACTTCTTTATAAGCTCGTCAAGCCCAGTGTGCTCCATCGACTGCGCCGTCCTGTCAGCGCGCTTCAGGATGCTGTTCATCTCATTCGTCGCGTTGTAGTATGTCTCCATCGTCGCAACGAGGTTGCCGGAGACCTTGTCCCCGATGCTCTGATAGCCCTGATAGAAGTCATTATACTCCTTCTCGACCTTTGCCGGGTCTGAAGCCATCATCTTTATGAGGTCGATAGTCTGAGACGCCGTGTAACGCGACTTGTCCATTCCGCCGATGACAAGATACTGCTCGACAGTCTTGTCCATGATGTCCTTCAGGCCCTTAACGCGAGGCTCGTAGATAGCCTCTATCGTCTTTCGATAATCTACCGCCGCGGCCTCTCGGTCAGATGCCGAAAGCGCCGTGTTCATCATCTTGAGATAGAGCTCGTGCAGCTTAGGCTGCGTCTGTGACATGCTCAGACGGAAGGCGTAGTCTATCTCCGTCATCGCGTCGTTTGCTTGCGACAGTGCCTTTCCGGCGTCCATTGCCGCATCTTCGGTCGAGCCTGAAAATAGGGCCTGGAAGAAGCCCTTGACTCCTCCCTTAGCAATGCCCCTGTTCAGCTCCGCCCGAATCTGTTGCCAGCGCGTCGATATTTGAGTCATCGCGATGTCCCAGGCGTCGCCAATAGTCTGCGAGGATTTCACGAATTCAAGCGCCATCTTTGTTGCCGCCGCACCTATCACTCCCCAAACTGCCACGGCAGCTGCAGAGAGATTCTTCAGCCCTTCAGAAAATGACTTTGTCTGCCCCTTCGCAGAATCCAAGCCCTTCTTGTATTCGTCAGCCTTGAGCTTCAATTTCACCCAGAGGTCGCCTATCTTTCCCATCTTATCTTGAATTTATAAAATCTTCGAGCATCTTGTTCAGTTCCTTGCTTTCGTCAGCCGTGACGCTCCAGTCTCCGTCCTTTGCCCTTGCGGCCTCCGCTTCCTTCTCCCACCCGAAAGGCACCCAGAGCGAGGGTGTCGAAGGCTTCTGCTTCACGTAAGGATTCATCCTCATAGCGAGGAACATCTGCCATCTTGCCCTCTCCCATCGCCTCCGTTCCTCGTTTTCCGCAGCCTCCCGGAGCAGGAGGAATTCCCTCATCGTTGTCCTTCCGGCTTCTTCTTCCGTCTTCCGGCAATGCCCGACCAGAAACGCCTCAATGCCGTCGTAATCGAGCCAGAGCGAAATTTTTTTTTTGACTCCTTCTCCTTTTCAATCGCCGCGAGCTCGGCAAGGCTCTTGCCTGAAAGCAGCTTGATTGCCTTTGCGACTATGCGCCCGAATTCCTCCTGATGCTCTGTCGCCCAGGCGTGGAAGTCGATTCGCTTGTATTCGAAGTCGTCGGCATCCTTGCCGGACAACTCCCACCAGTTCAGCGCTCCGCAAAAGAGCACATCCGCGTAGAGCGCCATGACGGCGGGGATGCTCTCCCCGTCAGCCTCGAGCGTGATACCCTCACGCCCTTTGTATATGAAAAGGCGCGGCGTAATCAAGATGTTCACCGCCACGCCTTCCCTGATTTCAATTTTGAACTCCGCCGACATTCGCTATTCTTTTGTGATTGTTGGATAATGAGTTGGCGCTCCTGTGATTGTCAAGTCAAGCGACCTCGACGCGACAGAGCCGTAGTCGTTGGTGTCGGAGATTCCAGTGATGATAGCCTCGAAGAGGTCTCCCTCGGTAGGTGTTTCACTACCGGTATCGCCTGAAAGCTCGCCGATGAAGCCATACACCGGCTGCCCGTTGTGGAGGGAACTAATCATCTTGTGCTGCGGCTCGCTTGCCGTGTCATCAGCGAAGACAGTCACCGATGCGGTCGCGCCCTTTTTGCCTGAAATAAACTGTGCCCAGTCGTTTGACTTGTCGCTCACCTCGATAGCCTCAGCTGAGCGATTGAAGCTGTTGTTCTGCTCGCCCTTCAGCCACGTGAATGTACCGCCGGTCATGCCGGTCGTGAGGTAGAACTTCCTCACATTGCCTAATTTTGCCATGTTACTTTTTTGCTAGATAAAATGTTAAATTATTAGTCACCCTGTAGAATACTACCTGCGTGTCAGACATGTCCTCTCTTGCCGTCGTGTTGCCTTCCGCAACTCCCAGAATCTGATAACTCGAAGTAGAATCATCAGCGTCCTTAATCCTGTCAAGGTTGTTCTGGTTAATCTCGAAGGCCTCGCCGAGCCCCTTGTTGGACATCGAGTCAATCGTCACGAGGACCTGCCGCACTTCGCCGCCCTTGTCAAGAACGCTCTGCTCGTTGACAGAGACGATTTCCGCACGGGGATAACCTGCCGAGCCTCCGACGATGACGCCTTTCCTCTGCATCGCTTGCGTCAGATGCCGGAACAATTCGTCACATGCTTGTGAATGTCTGTCAATCTCTATCATTTGCCTTTGTTGATTATACGTTCTGCCGCTTTCTTCAGCTCTTCAAGTATCGCCTTCTTCTGGGATTCGACGGCAGGGCTGAAGTAAGGTTGTGCCTTTGTTCCCTTCTTCGCAATCTTCATCGCGATTGCGAAGGCTATCCGCTCAGCGTCTTTCTCTTTCCGCACACGGAGCTTCTTCCGCACCCAAGCCGTCAGGATTTTCGGAGGAGGCATGCCGCCGCTCTTCCTGCCATATTCGACATACTCCGCGTAGCCTTTGCCTTCCTGTGCGAAGAACCCTGCCTCATACTCGCCGTCTGAGAGCTTCTCCGCCCTTCCGCTGTTGCTCAGCAGCCCCGTCGTGTTCGTGCCGTTGTCCCGCAGGTTCCTTTGAGCTTCCGCCACAATCTTCATCGAGCCTCTTGACAGCGCTTCGTCGCATGCCTTCTGCATCATCCGGTTGTTCGCCTCAAACGCCCTTTTGAGTTCGTCGAAGTTCTCGACTATGAAACCATCTACCTGCATACTTTCAAGGATTGTCAATCTGATAATACCCTGAAATTCGCATGATCCTGTTGCGGTTGCCAACATTCTCCTTGCTCGCGAAAGCAATGTCATGCCCTTGCCATCTGATGCAGTTGAACGCGGCTGGCGTCCAGCGCATCTCTATGTCGACTCCGACAATGTTAGCCTGCTGGAATGTCAGCATCGCCTTCGAGGAACTCATCTGCGTAACGGAAGCAAAAGCCTTCAGGACCACTTTCGGCTCTCCGAGGCTCGCATGTCCGTAGCCGTCAGTCTGAGGCTCCCTAAACAGCAGCTCTACAGGTTGCGAGTATCGCCTCGCATTGCGCGGTTCCCTCAGCATTGTGCAAGAACTTTAACGAGTTCATCCGTCTGCCCGTCATAGAGTGCCGTTGCGTATTGAAATACAAGCGGCAAAAGCCGCCCGTATTCGGCTTCTTTCGGTGCGGTGGCATAGTTTATCACCAGCGACGGGTAAACGCCCGCTGTGCGCACGTTCCGCCCGTCTATGGTGTAATCTACGTCTGTCCCGTCAGCAGCTTTCACAGACAACACCTCCGACGGCGTCTGGTACAATTTGACTTCGCTATCAGTGTTGTTCTCGATTCTAAGCTCGAATTGACACGGCAAAACGCTGACGTCCGCATGCGCCTGAACCTCAAGCGCCGCAGTCGTAAGCATGCGCTGCAGGATTGCATCCTGCGAATCGTCAACTGCTCCCACGTATCGTTTGAGCGCGGGCAGAAGATATGACCGCTTGTCGTCTATGATTCTTGTGACGGTTAAACTCATAATTTATCCGATGATTTTCCAAAAACCTTCCTTGAGCATGTATCTCACTGCATCAGTCACGAGCACCTTACGCCTTTCGCCGGATGGGATGCCGTCGTGCGGCTTTACCACCTCACACACGACGACTTCGCCGATTTTTGGCGCACGGGATGCACGCTCGGGCTTACGCATCTCAGCCGGCATGGTTTACGCCGCCGGTGCAAGCGCTGCTATCGCGGTGGTTGTGTTAGCAACGTAGATGACGCCCTTCTTCTCGGAGGTAGGAACCTGAATCTGGAAGGACTTCCTGAGCCAGACTCTCCATCCGTCCTTGCCGGCAAGTCTTTCGAGTTCCATCTCATATTCCCCCTTGTCGATAATTGCGACGCATGACGTATCAGCGACGACGATCTCGGTTGCTGAGAGCTGGTCGGTGAGGACAATCTTCACCTGTCCGAGCATTCCGGTAACCTGGTTGAAGAGGTAGTTTCCGTTCTTGTCTTTCAGACCTCTGATCTGAGCCTCGATGGTTGTCGGAACGATGGCAACATTCGGAGAGAAGCCGTTGGACTTTGCCTGAGCGATGGCGTCGAGGATGACGTCCGCGATGTTCGCATTCTCGTACTTCGCGCCGGTAGCCGCGTATGCTGTGCTGCCGGAAGTCTTGAGGCCGTAGACGTGATTCGGCTTAGTTGTGTCAGCGCCGTCACCGCTCCAGATGAGATTGTCCGCCTTTCGGAGAACGCGTGCGATACCGCGGGTTCTTGCCCACTGATAAACAGCGTTGAACCAGTCCTCGATTTCCTGAGAGACCTCGATGAATGTCGCAACTTTCGCGAAGCGTCTTGTCTTGCCGGCGAGCTCATAAGAATTGCCCGTCTTAGGCTCCTCGAGTTCTCCTACATAACCGGTGTTGTCGGTGTCTGAACCTTCAAGCCATTCGATGGAGTTTCCGGTCCTGGTGATGTGCGGGAATGTCGAAAGGAAGGCGTTTGCCGCGAGCCTCTCTGCATAGATGTTCTGGTCCAGCTGCACGCCGAGCGAGCTGTTGGTGATGTTCGATGTCGCAAACTTGAATGACGCCGTGCCGTAGGTTTTGCTTTCGATGAACTTCTCCATCGCTGCCTTGTTCTCCTCCATGAATTCACGGAGAACGATGTCGAAGGACTTTCCATTCTTCTCTTTCAGTTTCTTGCTCAGGTCCTCGATAGCCTTCTGCTGCGCCTTGACAGTCTTGTCAAGGTTCTCCCCCTCTTTCTTCCTCTCCTCAAGCGCCTCCTCGGCCTTTGTCAGTTTAGAGGTGGCCTCTTCAGCCGCCTCTTTCGCGGCCTTCGCCTCCTTTGCGGCCTCCTCGGCCTTCTTTTCTGCATCCTCCATTTTTTTCTGGAGGTCAAGAGCCTTCTGCTCTAATGTTAATTCTGGCATAGTAATTAAAGTTTTGTGATGATCCTTTTTGCGATTTCTTCCTTGACGGCAGTCTGAAGGCTTACGAGCTGGGAGTCAGACATTGCTGACAGCTGCCCGGCCATGTCCTCGGCCTTCATGTCGGTTAGCGTTGCGAGCGGGTTTGCGGCCCTGGTGACCGGCGAGACTTCGACGATGCTGATTTCCTCGAGATAGCGCACCTCGTTGCCGTCAACCTTGCCGTATGTCCAGGATTCGGCATAGTAGCCGATTGAGAACTCCTTGATCGCGCCTGCGCGCATCAGTATCTGAACGTCCTTGCCCTGCTGGGTAGGGAGGATGTCGGCTTCTATCCAGAGCCCCTTGTCGTCGATGCCCTTTTCGGTGATTACGCCGATGACGTTGTGAATGTCATGCTGATAGCAGAGTGCGCAGCGGCTGCTGTCGTCAGAAAGCAGCCATTTGTCGCAAGCGCCCGTCTTGATTATGTCCCCGTAGCTGTCGATGTTTCCGAAGGCAAGGGCATAGGCGCGAATTGACAATGTGCCGTCGTCCTTCTCCTTCTTCACCTCGATGCCGCCGGAGTGGTTTTTGAATTGAATTTCCATTTTGCGATAACGTTACGCGATGAAATTAATTCAATGAAAGGCAAAGACTTAAACAGGCACATATACACGTTTATGTTTAACAAAAAGGGGAGCCCCGAGCTGTGAAACTCGAGACTCCCGCAACAAACAAAAAAACACAAAAACTGATTATGGAAGTTGAATTATGTAGGTCTTCTGATTGCGGTGCAGGCGCAGTTGATTATCTCTCCAGCCTCTGCACCGAGGCTGATGTCATGCGGATATAGGAGATAGCTCCTTCCGACCTTGAAAGGCTCCTCCTGCCCGACTATCGTGCCGTCAACCTCAATGTGCGTCTCGCGCGTGTTGCCCAGGCCGCTGATGCTCCACTGCTTTGTGAACTTCACGTCCAGCGTCCGCGCAGCCATGTCGCCGGCCTTACCGAGACCAATCATCGTTTCGGTCTGAATGATTCGCCGGACCTGCCACAGCTCGAGCTCCTTATAGCCGGCGAACACGTCGAGCGTGAGCTTCTCGATTCCCGTCACTTCGTCGGACATCTTCGCCTGAAGGATTTTCACGAGGTCGTCCTTCAGCGTCCCGGTAACGGAGACAATCATGTCTCCTACCCTTTCATTCGCATATTGTTCGATTCCGCTCAGCCACATGCTCTCCAGCACCTCGCTGGCCTCTGCTGCCTTCGCCTTGTTCATGTCGCGCACGACGCTCTTCGCGTGCGGTAGTCCTACCGCCTTGAGAAGACCGCTCTCGATAGTCTGAAGGTAGGGTTCCGCGAGACTGGTATCTATCACGCCCGCCCACTCAGCAGGATCGTAATCCCTGCACAGGCTGAGGACCCTCCTCACCTCTGCACGGCGGAAGCGCCGCAACCGCGCCTCGTAAATCTTTGCGACCTTCAGCGCCTTCAGACGGAGATAGTCCTGATGTCTCCGCACAGCCGGATCTATCCGCCTACGCATTGCCGAGCTCGTTTATATCAATGCCGCTCTCGTTGCCGAACTGGACTCCGAGCGGAATCATGGGCTGGTCCGCCCAGGCTTCCGCGATTGGCTCGTAGCCCATCACCTCGCGCTTCTCGTTCACTGAGGCATTCATCTTGTCGAGCGCGTCAAGCGCATCCGCCGGCTTCTCCTGCAGCACGTCTATCCTCTGAGTGTCCACCTCGAGAGAGAACTCCTGCGACAGGCCGCAATAGTTGAGCAGGTCCTCAGCAAATTCGTTGGCCATCGGCACGGCATTCATCTCAAAGATGGTCTTCTTAGCCTCTTTCGCATTTTCATACTTGCTCTGTCCGTAGTATAGGTCAACAGGCAGATTATACGCGAAGCAAACCGCCGTGACGGCTTCCTTGTGGCTTTCGAGGATGTTCAAGTCCACAGGCGCATTCCCGAGCGTCTTCACGTCGATAGGGAAGCGGAGGACCTTCGTCTTGCCGATGTTCTTCTGAGCGTTGAACTCGCGCTCGAGCTCGTCACCCTCTGCAGGGCGCGTGATGCCCGTGAGCTTGTCCTGCGGAGGTGTCACTATGTTGGTCACACCTCCGTTCTTGAGGGCCGTGTCTTCACGCAGGATGCCGCTCTGCATCATCGAAAGATACATGGCAGCAGAGGCAAGCCTCGACGTTCCGAAGGCGCTCTGGTCGTCAAGGTTGTAGTCGAAGCTCTCGAATACGTCAGAGAAGCGGATGGTCGTGTCACCGGCCAGCCCCTGGAGCCTCACGCCTTCCAGAACCGAGCCTTCACCCCATTGCGCGCCGATGCGCCACGAAGGGATGACGTACATTTCCTTTATCTCACCGAGGTTGCGGCCTACAGCCTTCGGGGCATAAACCCATGCGTCGCCGTACAGAAGCTTGTTCACCGCCCACGCCGTGCCGAATTTCCTGAGCGTGAACCGGTCATTCGGTCGCGCCAACAGGTCCACGAGCCAATGCTTCTGCACCGGTGTGTCATCCGACTTTCGCGTCAGAAGCAGGTACTGCATGACCTCTCCAACATTGCGCGCGATGTAGTTCACAACTCCCTGAACCGGGGCGCTCTGCCTGTAATATCGCTGAATCTCCATCCGGTCCAGTTCCTTGAACGGAGGCAGCTCTAGCCCTTTCGTGCAGCCCGCTATCGCTGACAGATACACGTTGCCGGAGTTGTTGCTCCTGTCGTCATAGAAGCCTTTTATTTCGCTTCTGAGCGCTTGAATTTCCTTTGTTGATATGAGACTGAGACCGAACATATAATTTCAATTTTGCCCCAAAATAGCCCCGTTGGGGCTATTGTCATATTTGCGCATATATACATCTTTGCGCTCCTTGCTTTTAATGGAACGGAATCAGTTGCATTTTTTTTTGAATATTTTTCTGTTTTTTTCTTGCATAATAAACATAAGTTTATTATCTTTGTATTGTTAAAAAGAAAAGGCAATGAAAAGAAAAACAAAAGAAAGAATCAAACTCGAGAAAGAGTTGCTCTTTTACTTAGAGCTCTACGGAGAGATCCGAGGTCGCAATGAAACACAAAAGTTTTTGGCTGAGTTGGATTTCAAAATTGACGAACTGGTAGAAGTGCTGAAACATTAACAAATCCCCACCGCAAGGTGGGGGACAAAACTTAAATATATGATAGATAAAACTTATATGGACGACCTGAAGAACAGGTTTGTCAATGCTAAGACTGAGAGCGAACGGGAGCGTATCAGAGCAGAGATGAGCGCGGCCTGCGCAGAGGACCCGAAAGCAGTAGGCGAAGTCATGTCTGTGCAACTTGATGAGACTATTGCAGAGGCGAAGGACATGACCATCCGCGAGAAACTCGCAAACGTGCTCCCCGCTGTTTCGATGTCTTATGTTGCAAAGAAATACTTTGGCAAGTCTCGTTCGTGGCTTTGTCAGAGAATTAACGGGCTTGCAGTCAACGGAAAGAAAGCGATGTTTACGGAGTCTGAGAAAGATACGCTTAAATACGCTCTGAAAGATATAGCGGGCTCACTATTGAACGTCCGCCTGTAAGGCTGGGTGGGCGCCTTTTCTTTTTAACAGCTTAGCCTTGTGCCCTGCTCCTCGGAGTGGGGCTTTTATTATCCCTCCCCGAGAATGTTTGTCTGTCCGAGATAGCGCAGCTTTGTAACGCATGCATAATTGATAGCGTCCATGAGGTGGTCGTTGCCGTCCTGCGGAATGCTCAGGTAGCTGCTGCGGTCCTTCGGATCCGGCTTCCAAGAGTAGCGGTCACTCTCCCACTTTATGTGCTCGCCTGCGTACTTGACTGAGAAATACTGCAGGTATGATATACGCCCTTCCTTGTTGCGGTTGTCCGCCGGCATGGCGCAAAGGTTGTTCATGCGGAGCTCTCCGATGTGCTCAGGGCGTGCAGGGTCGCAGTAGATGTCCGCCTCTTTGCTCACTCCCCACGCCTCCATGTCCTCATAGATTATGCGCGAAATGTGCCCGGCGAGAAGCCCCTTCTGATAGCACACCTCGCGCAGGTAGATAGTCTTTGTCTCGATGTCGTAAGCACAGCAGACGACGGCCGTTGGGTCGTTAGAATAGCCCCAGTCAATGCCGTAGAAGCAGGGGAGATGCCGGGGAAAGTCTGACAGGCTGATTTGCTTCCAGTCCTTGTAGATGATACCCTCCGACAATGTCGCCCATTCTCCGAGCCAGATGTTGCTGTACTTGGCATAATCAGCGAGGCGCATCTTCTCCGCCTGTCGGAGCAGTGACGGGTCGAGATTTTGCTTGTTGCCGAGGTATGTTGTGGATATGTAGCGGACATCGTCAATTACGCCATTAAAGCCTTCAGGCACATTCTTGTAAAACCGCTCGTATATCCATGAATGGACATCCGTAGGATTGAAGGACAAAATAATTTGGTTAGGTGCTTCGCGAGTTCGGACGGAGAAGTCAATAGCGTCGAAAAGACTAGAGTCGGTCAGTTCCTGAGCCTCGTCTAGCACCCATGTCTTTACGCCATGCAGTGATTTCAGTTTTGCGACCTGATTGCCGGATGATGCCATCAGACCTCGGAAGATGATTTTTGCGCCGGTTGACAAATTGACGATGTCTGTCGCCCTTGTCCTGAAGTGCTCCTCTATTTGCAGCGCTGTAACCTTGTCTCTGAATTCAGGGATGATAGAATCTTCCGCCGATGTCATTGTGTAGCGCGTGAACAGGATGTTCAACGGGTCGCGATATGTGCTCAGGCAAAGAGCAGTATTGACAGCATACGACTTGCCGGAACCTCGGCCACCCTTCACGAGTGTATAGCGAGTGTCCGGCATTGCGCGAAACAATGGCTTGTATTTTGGTGAAAACAGCATCAGCCCTCGTTATTAGATTATTCTTGTTCTTCTTCTTCGCCGAAGTATATGGCTGGCGGCTGCGCGTCTCTGAGCGTCGTCTCCGCCTGCACCTTCTGCGTTGCCTTTCCGTCGAGCCGGTCGATGATTGCCTCTATGGTGAAGCTCTTTCCGGCTTGTATCTCCTTAATCAGTGCGGAGAGGTATCCGACAGCCATTATCGGAAGTTCCGGGTTCTTAAGCATCTCCTGAGCCTCCTGCTTGTTTGCCATGATGATATTCTCGAGCAAGCCGGTTATATCCTCGTGGCTCAGCCCGATGGCCTTCAGTTTCTTCAGGATGCTCGGCTTGCGCCCCTTCTTCTTGGGCTGGTTCGTGCTGCTGAACTGAGTTGCTATCCCTTTCTTGTAGAGTTCCTTGTCGCCTGCCATAAGCCCTCCGTTTAACCACCGATTGCGGTGGTGTGACTGATTTCGATTGCGAATCTGATTCTCTCGATAGTGTCGTAGCGCACGGGAATCTCGTTTGCGACCTTCCTGATGGTCCTCCAGTCGAGGCCCGTGAGCTTCGCTATCTCATAGTATGACATGCCGCACCCCCGGACCTCGTCCGCGAGTTGCCGCAACCGCTCGTCGCAATGCGCGATGAACTGGTCTTCCGTAATGTTCAGTCTTTGATTCATAATCACCCCTTTGCTGTTGTCCTAATTCCGTCAAAGTATTATACTTTTCTTTTATTCAATTTTTTCTGCTTTCATGCCTGTAAACTTCTCCCATCTCGCAAGTATGACGTCGCAATAGTGCGGGTCAAACTCCATCGTATAATTCTTCCGCCCGAGCTGCTCGCAAGCCATCATCGTGCTTCCGGAACCGCCGAACAAGTCAAGGACTATCTGACCTGGGCGAGAACTGTTGTGGATGAGTTGCCCGCAAAGCTCCAGAGGCTTCATCGTCGGATGCAGGTCATTCTTTAGCGGCTTGTCGGCATCTATGACATCTGTCGGCACCGGTGATGCAAGCATGTTCTTCAGCATCTCCTTCAGTTCATCCTTCTTCAGTTTGTCGACGTCAACATTGTCTTCAATGACTGTCGGATGGTTGAACTCGTCTCTGAACCAATGTCCTGCTCCTTGTTTCCACCCATACAGGCAAGGCTCGTGCTTCCACTTGTAGTCCTGCCGGCCGAATGTAAAACCATTCTTGTTCCAGATTAGCGTTTGCTTGACCTCGAGACTTCCCGTCCTGGCGACCGCCTCCCTGAAGTTAAGTTCTTCGCTATGCGAATACCAGATGTAGAAGGCTCCACCTGGCTTGAGAGCATTGGCGGCATTATTCATTGCGCCTGAAAGGAATTTCCTGAAGTCCTCCTTGGCCATGTTGTCATTCTGAATGGTCATTCCCTGCGAGTTGGAAACGTTGACATTATACGGCGGGTCAGTGAGCATCAGGTCAGCCTTTATTCCACCCCCCCCATCAACTTTCTTACATCCTCTTCTGAGGTAGAATCCCCACACATGAGCGTATGCTCGCCGAGCTGCCAAAGGTCGCATTTCGCACAGCGTGCCGGAATTTCCTCTTTCTCCTCATCAAAGTCATCTTCCTTTGCCTTTTCTTCAGCCTCCTTGATGCTGTCCTGCCACTCCGGAGGTATCGGCACACCCCAGCCTTCCAAGTCCATGTCGCTCCATTCATTCGCCAGCGCGTCAAAATCCCAGTCACCCATCGAGACGTTATCCTTCGCCACGATCTGCTTCTTCTTCAGGATGGAGGTTCCCTCCGGCACGACATAGCACGGCAGCTCGGACATGCCCAGAGCCTTGCACGCCGCATAGCGCATGTTTCCTCCGAGACAGACATACTTGCCCTCGTGGTAGTCGACGATGCAGCCGCGCGCCTCCAGCAGCTCCGGAGTCTCCTCGATGGATGCCTTCAGATTGTCGAGCTGCGCCTTGGTCCACTGCCTAGGGTTGGACGGCAGTCCGGCAATCTGTCCAGTATTCATCTCTATCAGATCAATGGCTATTCTTTGGTGTCCTGTTTTCATTTTCTGGTTTATTTTTTACAAAGTTAACAAAAAGTAAGTAAAGTAAGTTGATTAAAACTTAACCGCTTACGATGAGATAGTCCTTTATTGTCTCGCGGAACTGGTCGAAAGAACGAATGACCACATACCTGTACCCTTGTTCTTCGACGCGCTTCTGGTAGTCCTTCTGACTGTCCTGCTGCCGCCCTGTTCGAGTCTTCAGCTCCAGCAGCAGCGCGTGGTAGCCTTTCGCCGCGACAAGAAGTATCAGGTCGGGGAAGCCAGCCTGCGTGCCCATCTGCTTGAATCTTGCGCCCTCCCGTGCGTCACGCCGTCCGCCGTTGGGGGAGTGGTGAAGCAGACGCGCCAGCTGCGGGAATTGCAGACGGAACCAACTGACGCATTGCATCTGGAGGTCGTCCTCTGCGTGCCCCGGATGCCGCCGGCGCTTTCCGGTCACTCCTCGCTGCCAGTCCTCGAGCGCTTTCAATGCTTCGATATAACTCATATTCAATCATTTTTCATTTCAAAAACCACTTTTTCCTTCTTGTAGACGTTTCCCCTTATGTGGGCTATTGCGTTCGTTAAATCGTTATATCTTATGCCCATATTTCGCAAAAGAAACATTCTTCTATGTTGCGGGACGTAGGTTGTCTCTCCGTAGCCATTGACGGCCTTGATAACTCTATACTTCATCATGATAATTGTCCAATTCGTATTTAAGTATTAGGCACCATGATGATGCTAGTGCCACATTATTAAAAACATTCGTCCAGTCCTTGGTTATCACACAAGTTACGGCGGATATTACATTCATTACAATTACAAGAATGCAAATTGTTTTCATTTGAGTTTTATTTATCATCTTCCAACGCTTTTTTGAATGCGGCAAGACTGCCGCCCACTGATATTATCTTTCCGCCCGTGCCATCTTTTGAAACAGCATTGAGCAGGTTCTTGAATTGCCTCAGTTCTCGCTCGTAGAGAGCAAGCGCCCGTTCATTGGCCTTTCTCCTGCCTTGCTCGAAACATCTTACCCTGAAGCAGGCGTTTTTGTCCAATTTGTGCACTTCATATCCGCACCAGTCGATGTTGCAAAAATCACAAGCTGTCATGATTTTTTCGATTTTAAGGCAGGGCGCAGGGACGCGCTCCTGCCGAATAAAGACTATCTGTAAAGCACGAGGGGAACAGACAGGCCCGAGACGTACAAGAAGTTGCCGTGCGCAAAACCGAGGTTGCCATTCGCAATCCAACCGCCGAACTCGCTGCAACGGGAACAAGACCAAACGACGTCTCTCAACAAATCCGCACCTTCGATTGTCTTTGCCAGCGCATCAATCTCGTTCTTCTGGTGCTGGAGTTCCAATGCGGCCAGTAGTGACGGGAGAGTGAATGTGCCGTGCGCATCTGACCTGAAATTGGCAACCCATAACGCGGCAGGACTGCCAAGTGCGTACAACTGATCTGTCTCGTGGCGCGTCTCGGTCTCTTTTAATGCCTCAATCTGGCGAACCTTTTTCGCTTCCCAGAATTCAATCTTCTCGTCAGGAAGCATCACCTCTTCCGAATACTTCGGATAGATGAGCGCCTTCTGCCCATTCAACATGTCGATTTCGATTCCCTCAATGCTTTTGAGTGTGTTCTGGCCTTCAAGACCTTTCTTGTAAACTATTCTTGCCATAATGATTATAATTTCACGTCGTTAGCCAATTCTGTATATCCGCCAAGCCGCAAGAGCTGCTGCAACTCGTGCACATAGTGGAGGTTTGCGCCCGGACCAAACGGCGCGTCAAACATCCTGATGGCGATGTTGTAGCCGTTGCTTCCATCCTTCTCGTAGATTATACCGCCTTCAGACCAGTGGAGAATTTTCTTGTCGAAGTCGTTGCGCTTGAAGAACTCATTCGTCAGGAGAATCGGACATGGCTTGCATTCCTTGTCTTCAAACTCCTCCCAGTCATAGTCGTTTTCATCGTTTCTTTCGGCATAGGCGTAGGTATAGCCGACGGATATGACCTGCATAGGGATTCCGAGCGCATCGGCAATCCAGTCGCCGACCATTAGTTCATTGCATTTCATAACTTAAATCTTAAAATAATCTCTCATATAAGCCTCGATGTCAAAGTCAAATATCATGTTTGTCATAATTTCACGTCCTCCTGTACACGTCTTTGAGCCTGCCGAGATTGTTCGACATAAGGCTCATTATTCTCTTGTGGTAAGGGCTGTCCATATTGTTCTTGCCTCTGCACTGAGACACGGAGAAGTCCTTCAGGTTGACCTCTATGGTCTCGGTGCGCTCTCCGTTGACTTTCGCTCCGAGTATCAGGCAGTCCTTGCGCTTGTAGTAGCCCATTGCGAACACGCAGTGATGCAGTGCGTTGCCCTCGCAGTAGAAGTCGTTGACCGTCTTCAGCGGACTAATCTCAATGTCCCCGTCAGTGAGGACGAATCCGGCCACTATGCCGATTCTCTTCCTCAGTTCCTCGTCGAACCGCCTGTCCTCTTCCAGTTGCGCCAGCCTCCGCTTTCTTTCGTAAGCCGCACGCGTCCTCTCAATCTGCGCCTGGTGCGCCCGGTTCAAATCCTCGGGCAGAAGCCACTTCGGGCTTCTCATGTCCCTGTGCTCCTGCTCCAGCCCTGAGAGGTAGTCGAGCCACAGGCCGATGTCGTCTTTTGTCCTGTACTTCATCCCGTGCCTCAGCGCTATCTTGACGCTCGGCCAGTATTTCTCGACCCTATTGCCTTTCCCTTCCGACACCAGCGCCTTGAATAGCGCATACTGTCCAGCTTTCAGCAGGGTCTCCGCCACGCTAGACCTCAGCAGGGTGCGGCACACGTCTTCTATGCTCAGGCTTGAGATTTCCTTTATTCCCAGTCTCCAGCCACGCCGCCTCAGTTCAGGCAGGTATCTGCCGCCAGGCGCGGTCTTCATTCCGGACAGGTCGAAGGTGTCATCATAGACATAGTATCCGCTGACTTTTCCGTTGTGCCTGCCTATCGTCCATCCGTCCTCCGGCCTCCACCAGAAGCAGTTGTAGTTCCTTGAGTAAGCGGTCGTGGTGATGACTTCCTTTCCCTTGGAGTTGATCCAGATTGCGTATCGCCTCGTAAGTGCGTATTCCGGACACTCCCCGATTCGGACCGTCCTCTCCAGTTCCACACCCTCGAACACCTGCCAGCCCTTGTGGATTCTCGCCACGATAAAGCCGATGCTGCAAGTCTGTACTTTCGGATGAATTTCGCCTGCATTCATAAGCACCAGGACGCTTCCGCACTCCCTGCAGGTATAGGCGCTCTCGTTTATCTCATCGTCCACCGGAAGGTACTCGACCCTGCCGCAGTTCTGACACCACACCACCCTCCGCTTCTTGCTGTAGGCTCCGGCGAACCACGTGTAGCCGTCGTGCCTCATCAGGGTTTTCTTTGCCCAGTCGAGCGTCCTTTGTGGAAGCTCCGGCAACCGCGCCTGCTCCCTCAAGGCCCAAATCTCATTCTTCGTCTTAGGCTTCATGCTACAGGTCCTCCTCGTCAAACAGGAATAGCAGTCCCTCTTCCTCCTGTTCTTTCTTCTTCTTCCGCTCCTGCTCCTTGTGCTTCTTGTCTTCGGCCGTCCTCTTCCTGAGTTCCTCCTTGCGTCTTTTGTCCTCCTCTATCATCGCCGCCGTCTTCTTCTCGGCCTCCTTGCGCCTGTCCAGTTGCTTCTCCTCCTCGGTCATCTCCCTGTTGATGACGACTTCGGCGCTCACGTTCTTCTCGACCTTGATGTCCTCCTCGTCGTAGTAGTGCACTGCCAGCCCGAACACCTCCTCGTCGGTCGCCCCGTACATCCCGCTCTTCGCCTTCTTCCTCATCTCGCCCAGTATGAACCTGCAGCACTCCTCGATGCTCTTCTTTTCGTTCGAGTACTTCTCAGCGAACTTGACGTCTTCCTTTGCCCTTGCGTCAAGGTACTCCTTTATCGCATTCTCAAAAGGTGTCATTATTTCTCCTCCCATTTGATTTGAATTGTGTCCACGACATAATCCGGACTTTCAGTCAACGCCTGCTCACGTGTCGGGTGAATAACACCACCCACGAGAGAGAAGTGTTTGTTGTCTCCATACTTGCAGACGTTCATCCAGCCTACCTTTTTTGTTTTCGGTTCAGTCGCGAAGAATAAATCCCTTGAATGTTTGTCACTCAAATACATACCATCTTCCGTATAACTGCACACTCTTTCCTCACCGTCTATTAATACAAGAGCTACTATCGGGTGCTCTTTGTGATTTCTATCCGTGCAAACAATCCTTACACTCCTGCCGTCCCTCGTGACAATCGGTCTGGTTGGATTCTTGAGGTATTCTGCCAAACTGAATTGTTCCATAACTATTCCTCCATTGCCTTTCTGAATCTAATCTCAAAATCATCATACCAAGATATTCCTATCTCTTCCTTTTGGTTCCAAAACCATGCAGCGGCTTTGTCAATCATCCATTTTGCGCCCGCTATGAAAGAGTCATGATCATGTTTAGAGCCCATCTTTACTACCTGTAATATATCCTGGGAACAAGTGATGTTGTTCTCTGAAAACTCTTTTGCTTTCTCTTCTATTGTCATTTTTATTCCTCCCATTCTATTTGGATCGTGGCAAGAAGCCCTACGCCGCTGTAACCCGCAAGCGCTTCTTCCTTTGTCGGATAGACCGCGCCCGTGTAGGTGATTGCCTCTGCGTTGCCTGATGCTATCCGGCTGACATTAATCCAGCCTGTTTTCCTCTCTGGAGCAAAGAACAAATCGCTTGGAGATTCTGTGTTGCATCTCAACAAACCTTCTTTTGTGTAGCTATATATATTTTCACCGAGAGAGTCTTGCACGAGAGCGATTACTATGTAATCATCGACATTTCTGTCAGTACAAATGACTCTTGCCTTATGCCCCTCGCGGGTCACGATTTTCCGCTCTGGGTTCTTCAGATATTCCTGCAAATCAAATTGTTTCATAATCCCTATTCTTCTTCAGGTTCAACTAATAAAATGTCGTCGTGACTGACGCGATAGTAATGTCTGACTGCATCGGCAGCCTCTCCCGCAGACTCCGCCTCGACATAAGTTGTCGTTACATTGTCAACTCTGCTCTTTCTGAATGTTACTTTGTAGTTCATTTTCCTTTTGATTTTTCGATTGTTTCTAATGTCTGCCACGTCATCCACACCAGCGTCGGAATGCCGAACACCTTTTCAAGCTGCGCTGCGTATGCGGGAGTTATTTCCCTTTTGCCCGTGCACAGCGCATTGAACGTCGGAGGACATATCTTCGTCTCGTTAGCTGCCTGCACCTGTGTCTTGCCGCTGAAGAAGATAACCTTTTGTAAAAAATCATTTAGTTTCATTCAGACCTCCTTTTCAGTTTGATAACGAAATACATTTTGCCCGGCTCTGCGCCCCATTCTTCTTTGCCGTTGCCGAATGTTATGCTGTCAATTTCGAATGTCATTGTGATTTTTGTATAACCACGATGAAAGCGAACGTGCGTAAATCCTCGTGGATATGCCAACGGGTCCATACCTTTGCCAACCAAGAACCTGCGAAACACAAGCATTTCAAAATCTCGCTTTATGGCTTTATAGTCTAACAGGCGTTTTTCCCAATATGGCTTAATCTCTCTGTATTCCTCCGTCTTTTCTCCGGAAGCAATCATATCGTACCATTTCCCTTTAAGAACCAAATCAAGTGTTTTCATTGTCATGATTTATTCCTCCTCCTTGTATTCGTCCGTAGTACCCAAGAGCTTCCACGTATGCTCGTTCAGATGGATGCACTGGCGATATGAGAGTGTCGAGAATTTCATCTTATAAGGTTCCTTGCTGTTTTTATTGTAAGACTCAAAGATTGCGAAACGCCACTCGCTTGAATCGTAGTCGCGGACGAGTACCTTGTCGCCCTCCCTGAACGGGCATTTCTCCTTTTCCTGCGCGGCGAGTAACTCCTGCTCGTAGTCAGTAAGGATGAGTTTGTCGTACTTAGTTAAACTGTCTGTCGTCGTTAGACCAGTAAATGGGGCTCCATCCCTGACAAGGACAATCGCCTTGCCTAACACAGCAATGAGTGTGTTAACCTGATTGCCTTTATTGCTGATTACTTTATCACCCACCTTCCAGTCGGTGTAAGTCTCCGGATCGCGCGGGACTATTTCCAGATCGTGCTCCTCCGCCCAATCGCTAAAATCTTCTATGATTTCGCCACGCGCGTAGTCTCTTATTACAAGCTGGAGACCTCTGTCATAGGTTTCATTGCCTCCACTATCAGTAGGGAAGACATACACCACACATTCTTCTCCTTCTTTCGTAACTTTTAGATAGCCTGTCATTACTTCGCCGTCATCATCTTTCGCCTTGAATTGCAAGTTGTTGCATTTTGAAAAATCGTACTTCATAATTCTTAATCCTTTTCGTTAATTTCCTTAATTCTGAACCATTCAATTCCGCATTCACGCAACCCGAACCATTCTATCACGTCCTCTTTCGTTGCGTCCGGCTTGTCGTAGGTCCTGGTCATGACCCTGCCGTGTACCGAGAATGTCGCTTCAAACTTCATGTACCTTCTTAAATTGTTGCTAACATTTTTGTTACTTTCTATTGTTGTCGTTACTATCGAGCGGGAGCGAGTACAGCGTCAACGCTATCGCTATCATTAAAATCATCAATGCTATATTCATTTTATTTCCTCACAAGTCATATTTATTTGTTTTTAAGTGCCTCAAGTAATTCGAGAACCTCACTAAAAGCGTTTGCCTTGCCCATATAATAAAATCTTGGAGGTTGCCGATTCAGTGGATTTTCAGCTGCTTCCTTGCAGCTCTTTTCTCCTCGTTTGATATAATCTATGAGGAGAGATAGCTTTCTATCATCCATAACGCTACTCTTTAAAATCAAATTTCGATATGTCCTCGTCACTGAACCTCGTGCCTTTCTTGAGCCTCTTCAGTCCTCTGAAGACCTTCTCCATGCCGCCATCTACCTCGCCTCTGTCAACGCAGAGCATGAGTATCTGTATGATTTCGGCGGAGCTGTGGTTGAAGTCGTCGAATGCCTTGACCCCGTAGCTCTCGAGAGTGCAGTCCGTGATGAACTTCTGAAGGTCGCGCTCAAACCAGTACATCGCCGCCTTGACCTTCTCGCTGTAGTTCTTCATGCCCCTGATGATGTCCCCGTCTGCATTCGTCTGGGAGCACTTGAGGCCCATCGAGCGAATCTCAGCCCGGATGTCCCTGTCGATATGCTCTATCAAAATCTCGAGGGCATTCGCCGTGACCATCCCGAGCTTCACGAGGTCGGGAATCTTGGAGTCCGACACCTTCTGCCAGGCCTTCTTGCGGAGGTCCTTGCGGAACTCCTCCACGTTCTTCTTCGCCTGCTCCTTTGTGATTGATTTTTTTTGCAACATGTCCGTTATGTTTTATAGCCCCATATTCAGCGCATCGTTATTGAAGAGGGTGATTGTGCCGGTCTCGGCGTTCCGTTTCCGTGTGGCGGACTTATGAGCCCTTCTCGCGCCTTTCTTGAGTGTTACGGAGATTCGGTCTGTCAAATTCGTCAGCCGGTTGTCTCTGATTCCCAGCCTCCGGATCCTTTCGATGCAGCTTCTCATCTCTTCATGTTCACGCGCTGTCAGCGTTATGCTAGAAAGGGAGGTCGTCTGACGGGTTGTCATAAATCAAGTCTTGTTCTGTCCGCGCCGGCATTCCTGGCCGTGCCGTCTCCGGCCGCTGCCCGGAGGCTTCGGAGCGTCCGCCTAGCATCTGGATCCTGTCCACAAGGATTTCCGTCCTGTAGGATTTCTGCCCGTTTACCTCCCAGGAGCGCGTCCTGAGCCTTCCTTCGACGTAGAGGGACGAGCCTTTCCTGATGTACTTCTCCGCGATGTCCGCAAGCCCTCGCCATGCCACGATGTTGTGCCACTCCGTCTGCTCCTGCAGGCTTCCGTCCTTCGCCTTGTACCTCTCGCTTGTCGCGAGGGTGAACTGCGCAACCTTCGGATGTTCCGGAGTCTCGAGATAGCGGACTTCCGGGTCCTTGCCCACGTTGCCAATCAGCATTACTTTGTTCAATGCCATAATTTTTCCTGTTTTTTGTTTGTCAATATTTTCTAAACTGAAGCGTCTGGCTGCCCTGCAGCCACTTCTTCAGCAGCGCCGCCTCAGCATCTGCGCGTCCTGCGCCCATCAGCCAGGCATGTGTCTCCTCGCCGATTTTCAGAGCAGGCACACTCCCGGATAGGTCTACTGCGACCTTGTCGGAGAGCATCTGTGCTCTTACATCTGCCGGAGCCTTCTGCGCCAACTCCCACCAGGCCTCTGCGAACCGGTCCGGAAACCTCTTGCCAGGCTTCTCCGGCTTCCACTGCCTGGCTTTTGCCAGCCGCTTTGCGTCCGTGTCTAGAGATGCGCCCTTTTCGAGTACCCAGCCGCCGGCCTCATAAAAGTCCAGGAACTTCCTCGTCTCCGCTTCTGCGCCGTTGATGTTGCGTTTCCAAAATGTCGGAAAGAAGAAATTAAAATCTGTGTGTGGTGCTGGTGGTGTGCTCGCGCGCGCCTGCGCGCTATTAACACACACACTATGTGTTACATAATCATAATCATTATCATAATCAGCTTGATTTGCTTCCTCTTGTTGCGTTTGCTTAGCATCGTTAGCATTTGCTTGTTTTGCTTGGCGTTGCTTAGCATTGCTTGCATTTGCATCTCTAGCCGCCGCACCTTTCTTTCCGCTCTCGCTTCGACTTGCCACCATGTCTCGATAGCGCTGGAAATCCCTGTCCATGTCTCTTTTCACAAACTCGAAGGCTACTTTTGCCAAAGGTTTCAGTTCAGGGGTGACCCCCGTGCGAGCATACCCAATAATGCCGCCGCGCACCTCCTCCCTGACCTCCTCTGGCAAGTTGTCCAATACTTCCTCCCAGTTGAGATGATAGACGAATGAATCTCTCTTGCTTGGTGTCATAATTTAGCGAATTGTCAGCGTGTCGCTCGTTGTCCTCGTCACTCCAGCCGGCATGATGTCGTTGCCCTTCGTGAAATCCGAAATCCCTTTCTTGCTGATTTTCAGCTCGACGGAAATGTAGTCAGGCAAACCTTCCGAGAACTTCATCATCTTCGACCTGAACGGCTCAAGGACCTCTTCCTCGTTTACCTCAATGCCATCTTTCTTCGTGAGTGTCGCAGTATAGATGTCGCCTTTGATTTTCGTGAGCCCGAATGCCGACATGGTCGTCTTCACATATTCACGGATGCGCTTGTTTGCATTCTCGACCGCCTTTTTCTTTGCCTGCAGCGATTTGATTGTCTGGTCGAGCTGGTCCTTCCTTGCATCGAGGAAGTCGAGATAGCCCTTGTATGCGTCAATCTTGCGAGGGATCTCTGTCTCGGTTGTCGCGAGCGCCTGCTCGATTTCCGGCGTTAACTCTCCGCCGCTGTCTTCAAGTTCAAGCTCCGTCCTGAAGGCTAAAGCCTGAAGGTCATAAAGAGACATGCTCTTTGTTGTTGTGTCTTGTGTCATAATGCTTTTTATTTAGAATTTGGTTTATAGTCTCGTTGTGCCTGCTCCAGCATTGCCAGCGCCTCGCCGGAAAAGACCATACCGCTTTTGAGCGCCTTGTCGATAGTGTCGAGCTGCCCCTTGTTGATTCTTGCGATCAGCTTCATGTAGGTGTCGTCGCCAGCTTGTATCACTCGCACTTGCATCGGTTGCTGTTTGCCCCGCGCCGGAGCCGGAACTGGTGCCTGTGGAATGACCGGAGCCGGCTGCGGCTGCGGCCGTGGTGCCGGTGCTGGTGCCGGCGGCATCTGAACGTTCACCGGCATGGCTTCCGTGATAGGCAGTTCATCGACATCGTCCTCGTCCGTGGCGATGTGGAAGAACTTGAGCAGGAAGTATCTCTCGCCGTATGTCAGCGCGCTTCCCAGTCCTTTATCCCATCCGTTCTGTCCGAATGCGATAAATTCGTTCTCGTCACGTTCTCCCGTGTCGACGTCTATCCAGGTGAAGCGCATCTTCAGCGCTGTGAACATCTCCGACTTGTGTCCGTAGGCAGTGGCGTAATCTATCCGCTCGTGCGACTCTTCCACAATCTCCTGCTTCAGGATGATTCCCAGCTGGTCCATTTTCGGGCGCAGATACCCCAGCAGTTTAGATCCGGAAACGAACCTGTACGAATTCCTGTCGCCTCCTCCGTTGGCGTTGGGAAGCAGGGCCCTGACTGTCTTCTGAAGCTCCAGAATCTTCCGGTAGACTCCAGATTGCGTCTTTGTGTTTGAGTTTGTCTTGTTCTCCATACACTTGTTTTTTTTGTTTGTTGTTAGAGCCCCTGAAAGGTATCACCCTCGCAAGGGCTTGTCGCAGAGCTTGGAAAAGTGTACAACAACATCAGATTCAGATTTATAGGTTGCCCTGCGCCGCGCATCGCTGCGCGTTATTATGTTAACATTGGTATTCCTCAGGTGGTCAGCGACGCCGGTCTTGCGCTATTCTCATGAACCAGCATCCGTCTGCCGTTTGCCAGCCTCGCTATCATGTAGCCTAAACCGAAGCTGTCGTATTCCAGGACCTCACCCCTGGCGGTGCCGTTGACCGCTTCCCACTCGATTACGTCGCCCGGACTGAATCGAGGGCCTTCCGCATTAGAATTCATGACATCTCTCCCTTATTCTTTCGTCCTCAAACCTGTCGTCGTCATAGTCCGACATCCGACGTTCCTCCGCATCTTCATCCATCTCCTCCCTCGCCGGATCTCCAGCAGATCGCACGGAGTTGCGAAACAGATAATTAAGTATTGCCTTGTTGCTCATGATTGACCTCCTTTTATGCTTTTCAAAATCAAACCTGCGTTTTCCTTTTCTGCCGCCTTCAGGCAGTCCAGCCGGTGTCGGCTGTAAATCTTTTTGTTTCCGCGTCTTACGAATTCTACGAGCCCCCTGTCGAGCTTGTCGTTCAGCCATCTTGTGCCGTAGGCCTTCCGGGCCTCGTTCTCGCTCATCTCGTCTGCAACCGGATTGGTTCTTCTGAGAATTGCGTCGGCAATGAGTTGACTCACCTGCTCGTAGTCGCGAGCGATAGAATCGATGCTACTCATGACGTGTCACCTTGTATTGTCCAACTCCGATTTTATTCACAGAATAGACCTGTCCATATTCTTCCTTCAGTCGCGAGCAGAGTGTCGCGAGATATGTGCGTCTGGATTCCGACCTGCTGAAAACAAGTTCCTCACCGACGCTCATGGCTTTCAAAGCCCCGCTAATGTTTCTTTTTACTTCCATCTTTTTTCCTCCTGTTCTGGAAGGGAAGAGGGGTCTCGAACCCTCTCTTGCCGCAGCACCATTTCCGATTTTGGTCGCCAGCATCGCGCCACCCGCGAAACTTCCCCTGACACTAAAACTATGTTAAACACACAAACGCATCGCTGCGTGGTCGGAGGACGGGGAATCGAACCCCGTTGTGGCCCTGGGCTTCTCTGACGCGAGACCTTTAATGCTTATCAGACAATCCCGTGCGGCACTCCATATCCGCACCTTCCTCCGTTGTGACCGCCAAGCGCCTATCCAGGTTCATCCTGGCGGTCTAGCGCCGCGCCTGCTTTCGCGGCATAATCAGATAATAAATATGTTATTTGACGCCCTTGCCTTCACAGGTTCGTGCGGCATTGTCATTAGTCGTCTTCAATGATTTTCAATCCTGCTCCAAGACAGACGCACATCGCCAGGAATCTGGCAGCGTCACAATGCTGGCTGCCGAAAAACAGGTAAGCCATGCCGGCGGCGATGATTATGCTGCCCAAGACTTTGGATATGACGTCCTTCGACGCCGCTTTAGTATCCTTTCTCATATGTTTGTTTTTTGTCGTTATTTATATAACTTTGTTACTTACTAACTTTGTTGTATGCAAAGGTAAGTAATGTAACTTACATTTGCAAGTAAGAACTTACATTTTTTGAAAAATCTTTTTACTTTGTTTATAAATGGTTGATTTGCGCGCTTTTAGAAAAGTAAATAAATTAAAACAAGAAGACTTGGCGAAGTATTTGAACACGACTCGCGCCTTTATTTCAATGATTGAAACCGGCGTGAGTAAGTTACCTTCAGAAAAGTTAAGCTTACTTCTTAATAATACGCAGGGGTGGGATACGAAAATGCTTGTCGATAACGGCGGCATTTACGCAGGCAACAACAACGCCGGCGATGTGAATGTGCAGATAGGTCAGAACAGGGCGGGCAGTCGCCCGAAAGATGGCGACGCAGTTACGCAGATGGCGGTGCTGGAGAAGGAGAACGAGATGCTGAGGGAACAGCTGAAGGACAAGGAGGCGCAGATAGATTTTCTCCGCGCGCTAGTGAAGAATAATTAACAACCAATAAATACATATCGTTATGGAAGAAACAACGAGCAAGGCTTCCGCAAGACAGGAAAGCGTAAACATCAACCTCTTTGCCGAGAAAACTCTGCAGAATGCGGCATCGGCCGTTCTGGTTCTCGGTATAAGTGTAGCCGTATTATGCCTCATCTTTGGAATCAGTGAAATTCTAAACGGAGATTCATTTTCCATGGTGCTTATATTGTGCGGCGTTTCTGTCCTGATACTGTCCCTGCTGATATATTCAGGGATTAAGGTGTTCGCGGATATGTCCGTCACACTCAAGGAGATTAACGCGAAACTGAAGTAGGCGCGGATTCCGTGTTGTCAAGAATTGACAATTAATAGTCGCCAAACGGCAATAATTTGGCGTAAACCTCTTATAACATAACATAAAACTATGGATGATTCAGATCATGACCATGACACGAAGTCTGGTATCAAGCGCGACGCGCGCGGTTACGAAAGTGGTGTAAAAATTTTTCTCGAAATGCTGGAGCGGTCGGAGGCTAGAATTGACAGAACCAGCCGAATTACCGAAGAACTGACAAGGGCGTGCAAATCGGTGGAGACCGCATACACCTCACACGTCAGCAGCCTGCAATTTTCCCGCGATACGTCGCAGAAGAACAACGCTAAACTCATTTCCCTGCTTGACAGGTTGACAAGTTCCTTCACGAAGGAAAGCGAGGACAAGCAGCGCAGAATCGAGATGCTGGAGGCGGACAAAAACGCGCTTCGGGCACAGCTTCACAGTGCGACCGACAGATATTGGAAGCTGCAGGAAGATTACAGAAGGCTGGCGGAAAGCCTAACTGGCAGCCGCAACACATACACTATCGGCTGCAACAACGGAGGCTCCGCGGACTCGAAATTGAAAGTATAACCGATATGAAAAAAATTGCTTTGTTATTTGTGGCAGGTTTCTGCTATGTTTCATGCGTTTTTGCACAACGCCCGGCATCTCTGGTAATTGACAAGGTATCTCCTTCTGGATTGTTGACCTTGGTGACTAGTTATGTGGAATGTAAGGCTACTCAGGAAGATGAGCCTAATTTGTTTATAGGATTTTCGTTAGTTCGCTCTCAGCGCGTGTCGTCTAAATTGTTTATAAATATACAATATCAGAAGACTATTAGTGATGCTGCCATTCTTCCCGAGGGACGATGTTTGATTACGAAGTTAAGCGGAAAGACTATAGTACTGGAACAACTCCCTAATTCTATCGGCGAATCTGATGAGTTTTTCGATGAAGATGGCAAGTTGACCTCTTGGATGTATGCAAGTTATATTTGTCGTGACATGTATGGGCTGTTTGATGGGATTGATCCTGCTATGAGTTTATGTTTTGGTGCGCTGCCTCATACTTATAAAGTTGAGTACACCGATGAATTGAATCCGTTAAATATGGCCATAAACCTGGCGATAGATCCTATCTTTAAAGGTCTGCAGAAGCGGAATATGTATTTTGCTGAAGAATGGATGGAGTTTAATTAGGGGTTTGCCCCTATAGTTCTAAGGATAACGACTGCCGGATCTCCCTCATTGGAAGTCCGGCAGTCGTCGTTTATTGGCATTTAGACCAGTCAAATAGGCTCAGGACCTTCTCGTTTGCCTTCCACATTATCTCCCAGTCCTTTGCGATATAGATGTCAGTCACTCGCATGCTGCTGTCGACATGACAGAGGCAATCGTTGATTACAGCCTTGTCTATACCTGCCGAATATGCGAGTGTGGCCCAAGAGTGCCTCGCGCTGTAGAACGTCAGAGGCTCTGTAATATTCATTATCTTGCAAGCCCGTCGCAATCCGACTGAAAGCTCTGCAACGAAAATTGGCGATGTCGTCTTGAGGTGTATGCGGAGGGCTCGCTCGCCCGTCGGATCTCTCCATCTGTCAAAAAGCGGCTTGATTTCATCAGGGATGCGCACATGCATCTCCGCCTTGTCAGCCCTTGCCCGGCAGGTCTTGGTTCTATTATAGATGAGGATGCCATTTTGCGGCGGCAGACACGAGTGCAAGTCTATCGCGTTCATTCCCATCAGCGCAAATGAGAGCAGGAACATGTCTGCTGCCCTTATGTCAAGTTTCTTGACGAGCAGGCCGCGTCTGTCGATGAATGCCTGGATGGTCTCCCTGCTCACGTTCCTGTGAGCCGCCTGGATTGTTCTTGCAGGATGGAAATAAGCAAATGGATTTCTTATATGGATCTCGCCCGTCTCCTCGTTGTTGTATCTGAGCCGCGCCTGGGCATGGATGTGCCCGATGCTGGCCGGGTAGGAACCGGTCGCGCGGGCACCTCTGCCATGCTTGTTGACCAGCCAGGCCTCAAAGTTCCTCATCATTGAGGATGTCACTTCAGATATGTCTAGAGTGTCCCGTCCTACGAAGCTCTTCAGTGCATTGACCGCGTTGAGATAATAGTTCTTCGTGTTTCTCGTAGTTTTTGACGCAATTACCTCGTCTGCGAACTTGAAGAAGTCAAGTCTGAAGGACCCCTCCTGATTCGAGGTTATAAATCTGACGATGTCGTCGAGCGACATTTGCGTGACGGCAAAGGTGTCTATCCTCGCAGCTGCTGCCCTCATCTTTGCTATCAGCGCATCCGTCTTGTCGAGGACAGCCCTGTCACGTATGTTTCCCGACCGAGTGAGCTGTGACGAATCAACCGCAATGTTCGTTGATATATACTTGACCTTCCGGTTCGCCGTGACACGGATCCTGATTGTTTGAGTCCCGTCGCTCTTCCGGTATGGTGACAGAACAGCCTTGAAAGTAATTGTACCCATTCCCCTTTTTTGTTAAACAATTTGTAAACAAATCAAGGGCAAATGTACACGAAAATCTCGTACAAACAAAAATAACTCCCTAGCGGACAAGCGCTAGGGAGTTATCTATGCGATATTTTCGGGAATTTACACTGCGTGAGGTGTGTTCATTACTTTTTATATTGGTTTGTAGTATTCTTTTCCTCTGCTT